GATCGCTTGCCTTCGTTATAGGCCATTGCTTGGGGGCTATCACTATACGAGCCATGAAAAACACCTGTCTCTTTTAAAAGGTCTTTTAGGATAATTTTGCCATGATCTGTTTTGAATAATTCTTGGTACTGTGCGATTAATTTAACGCTCGCATTGCGCTTTTTTACATTTTCACTTATCACTCAATTCCCCTATTGATAGGATTGATTAAGCAGTTGCTTTGCTAGATTTCTGGGCAACATCGGCAGCTACTTGAGCTTGCTCCATTTGTGCCTGTTGTTTAGCGACTTCCGCTCTTCCTTCTCTTATTTTCTTAGTATCACTTCTTCCATTTAGTAATTTTTGTGGCAATCCTGAAATCTCAGAGATATAAAGAAATGTTTCATCTACATTCAGGTTATCTAAGATATCAGGTTTCATTTGGATAAGTCCACCCATTAATCCCAAAACCCTTGTCACTGTTTCAGCGTTAACTGCTTTCTGTGCCCGAGCAATCATTGAGCTATACTGAACTTGAATATCAATATCTTTTAACTTAGAAGGAATCTTAGGAGGAAGTAAATTATTCCTAAGCATGATACCAAAAAGCCTATCAACGAGGGGTTTGAGTAGTTCATTATGTAATCTCGATAGAACAGGTGCCATTATCCGTAGACTTTCATCTGTTCTTTGCAAAACCTCTGTTGCTGTCATTTGAGGATTATTCTGTGCTAGTTGTAGCTGATTTAAGTAGTAATGTTGCTTGATTCTCTCATGTACTGCTGCGAGTAGCTTCTCCCCTATTTGAGGATTAACTCCAGTATTTATAGGAGAAATACCTTTCGATCCTGGTCTTGTTAAATTAATCGCCCCAGGTGTGTAGTTGATTATTTGATTAACACCATCATCTTCTCTTTGAAGTGGAGGTCTGACTGATAATTGAGCTGCTTCAATGTTTATTCTCGACATAACATTGGCCATTTTTATGTCCGGCATGGCATCCATTGTCGGTGATCGTCCAAGTTTTTCACCAGGTAACTTCATCCATCGAGGAACCAGTGCTGGAAACTCATGATACCCACTTTCTTCTAAAATGTGCCCATCATCCTTCAATATATAGACTGAAGCAAACGCCATATTCTTAGGGCCAGGCAAAGGAGCGCCATCATCAAAGAGTCTTATGTCTTCACGAGGATAAACCATGTGAACAACCGTTAATACCTCAGATAATCTTGATGAATTCAGCGTACTGTCTTTAAACTTAGGAGGTAGTGACTCTATTCCGAATTTTTTGATAATTTTCCGCAACTCCCATTTAAAGGAGTGTCCAATCGTATCGACTATACCTTCTGGGTTTTCGTCAATTACACAGTGGTAAATTGGCTGAGTATTTAGCCTCACTTTGTTCTTTTTGTCTTCTTCTATGAAAGCAACGGCAGTTCCGAAACCAGTAAGTCCCACATAGGTCTCATGAATCTCTGTTTGAAAATTTGATCCATTAAGAATAGAATGCATTGAATTAGTTGCCTTCTGTAACCAGTCTCTTACTTCTTCGTCGCTATCTAATTCCTCTATTCCAGTGGTTAAACCAAAGAAAGGGATCGAAGGATTGGACAACATTGAGTGAAGTCCAGAAGCCAGTAGTTTAAGTGACTGGTAAGCTGTCGTATCGTAAATTTTAGAGTGATTTTTCTTCTGACCTTGGACTTGAGTATCGTAAATATCATCATAATTAGCTAAAACATACTGAGATATTTCATGCCAGTTAGTTTTCCACCAAGAACGCATTTCTGCTTCCAGTGTCGCATATCTTGCTAACAGCGCCCTTGCACTTGGTTTCATATACTGTAAAGTCCTGTTCCTGATTGGTTATAAAGGGAAGCTCCACCGCCACTCTTGGGAGCAGAGCCTGGTCTACCGCTTAAGGCAGACTTCTTTTTAGCAGAAGCTCCAAAATTAGCCTCAACGAGAGCTTGATTTTTTTGATATTCAGCCTCAGCTTCGTTGCTTATATACATGAAGTCCTTGTAATTTGATTTTCCACCTGCTGCCGCTCTACTGATAGCGAGTTTAGTCTGCGTAGGGTCTCGTTCCATGTCTCTTTGTTGCTCTAGCGACTGTGTTCCACCTTGAGTTAGTGCTAACGGATTTCTAGGATTTGGATTAGCTGCATCTACTTCTTCTGCCATTCTTTTCTTAATAGACTCGGCGTGAAAATTTATTTGACTACGGGGCGTATTCGCAAATCGCCTTTCTTCTTCTGTTACTTTCTCTGCCATAATAAACTCCTAGTCAAAGACATTATAGTCTGCACTGGCCTGTGTAATCAAGCGGTTTCTTCTCATTTGCTCCATTGGTGGCTTTATCGCAACAGCTAATGTCCTGAAAGCATCCGCCCCATGTGATGCCCAGTTATGCAGAGGCGTTCTCGAAAAGGTCTGTTTTATAGCATCGTGAACTCTTTGGTAGTTTCTTAGGCACTTCAACCCTTCCGTTGTGTTTGGCTCATTAAATGTGCAACGAGGGAGCAACATTCGTACGGCATTGATACCATCAAGCACACCCATTTTTTCCGCAACATGAATCGTCCCCTGTGGAATCCCTAAATTGTAAAGCGTCTGTTCTCTGGTCACGCCTGTCCCAAGCTCTCTAACTCTTATGTCATGAGGCATATAGTGCCTACTGTAGACATACCTCTTTTTATAGAGTAACCCGACGTAGTGATCTAGTCCCTTCCCGTTATCTGAGATGTAATCAATTACCCTGACTTCGCCCCTGATCTGCTGAATTATCCATATAGTATTTAGATCTGACATACCCAAGTCCCAAGCAGTCTCACACTCAAAACTAGGATCATGAGGATAGACACCAACTCTTTTTCCCTCAATGAGCTTCTCAACATCTGACCCATAGTAAGACCCAATCATGGCCGCTGTCTCGTCGCACTCAAACTCAAGAGCGTACTGCTCCGGTAGCATAGACATTCGCTGGATATCTAACTCTTCTTGACTTATGACACCTGACTCTGACGCTTTTATCTTACAAGTGAACCACCCTGCGGTACTCTTGAACATATTTAATTTGATAGTCAGGTCACAATCGCCCCGTGGAGTCCCGAGGATAATCATCCACCCCTTTCTGTCTGCAAGCATCGGCATGAGTTTGTTAAAGAAGATGGGGTTAATATCCTGATACTCATCTAGAACAACTCCGTCGGCGTATCTTCCGATGGCAGATGTTAACGAGTCAGCTGACTTCAACTGAATAATTATGTGGTCGCCTCTATCAGGTCGATCTATCTTCGCTCGCAACTTCTGTTGGTTCCACTCAACTCCTGGAACATCTTTCAGAAACTGCTTCAAGTACGCCCAAGCGATATCCTCCACTAGTGAATATGTAGGAGCATAGTAAATATAAATTGGATACATTTGATTACATCGAAGCGCCTGATCTATCATTTCATTGATAGCAAACACCGACTTACCAAAGCGTCGATGGCACATTAGGACGTTGAATCTTTTCAGTTTGTTATGCAGTAGCGCTTGGATTGATCTCGGAATATATCCGGTGCTGACGTTTTTGACTCTACCAATATTCTTTGGAGGAAGGCTCATTCAAACTCTCTATCGCTTGGTCTACTTCTTTCTTCTTGACTTTCCACTTATCGCTGTGAGTATGCCCTTATTCGCTTGGTTAGCGCCCTTAAGTATCTCTGCTGAGTCCGAGAACGGCATACTGACTGGTGCGCTCTTGTACCCACTCACGCTCTTTTCGGCCGGAGCCTTCTTATCACTAGGTGGAGAACCATATTTATCTAGTTCCTTCTGGTTGTACACGACGCCCTTTTGTCCCTTCTCGTTGGTAGTCTCAACCATTCCGGCCCCTGTCTTCACAACGTCCGTACTGTAGGTTCCCTGGCTCTTCGATATTTTCTTAAAGTCAAACTTTGGCTTCTTCTTATCCATTCTGAACTTCCTTATAGTCGGTTTCTTTTATTACTACAGTATCACCCGAATCCTCTCCACCGTCAAGAGGTTCCCTCTTTATCCCTGTATCCACTCGTATGACGACACTCCCTCCGCTACCTTCTCCAGCAGAAGCCTTAGTCTTGTACTTCTCTGAGTTGTCCGCTTCCGCCAATCTAAACAGTGTATCAATTAATAGTTTCTTCGACGGCACCTCATCCTTACCTAGACCATCTATTGTCTCGGCCGCATCAAGTAACTTGTCATGAAATATATCTGCTCTATCCTTCTCCGCTTCCCTCAGCGCAATCCTAAACTCTTCCGACGCCGCCTTCCATGCGTACAATACACTAATAGGAGGCATCCCTTCCATCTTAGATATCTTAATCAACGTCAGGCCATGCGATCGTACTAAGTTAGTTATCACTGATATCACTCCAGGAGATATGACGTATCTTCCCTGTATCCTACTTACTACCTCATAAGTCGCCATTTGTGACAACACGTTGCCTGTCGCACATTCAACGATTTCAATTTCCCCAGTTTCGTTAATCCTTTTATAGGTTGCAACTGCTAAATCCATAATTTCCCCGAAATCTATTTCGCCCAGGAACCAAGATTGAAGGAGTGTTTTATAGCACTCACGATATCAATGCCCAGTTCCCAAGCTCTGTCATTATAAAATAAACATCAGTCAACTGCAAGCACTTACTATTTGAAAATTCTAAATTTTAAAAATTTGGATCTGAATATAATTAATGGGGGATATTAGTGCAAGCAGCAATACGGCAGACAGCAAGCGACTAATTTGGGAATTTTGATTTTGTGGGAAGGGATGGGTTCAAATGAACACAGCCTGAACTTACTTTGGGGGTACCCCCTTCAAACCAAGTTTTTTAGAACATAGCTACAGTTTCATTTTCGTTATACCTCAATGAAACTTACTAGTATACTGGCCTCAATAGCTTCGTTGAATGTACTTAGATTTAAGGTAGTCACTGCTTGTTACTTACTCATATACACTACACAGTAATAATGGGGGATATTGAGAGCAATAGATATAATAGGTAATAGATATAATAGATAAGATGTCAATAGCTAATGTAATATACTCAATAGATTCTCGGATTTCTTGTCAATTAGTGAACAAGAGCATTGCTTTTAAGGTTGAAAATAGCACGATTTCCGCACAAATTCCTGACGCTGACAGATTCATCAAATAATACCTGCAGGTTTTTAGCACTGCAAGCATGAATAAAACTTATTGAGTAGTATAAGTTACTGAAATATAACAAAATAGTGAAAGTGTTAGGTATACCGAACAATTCCTATAGAAAAAGCCAAGAAGGCTGGCTAAAATAATGAGTAAAATCTAAAGTTCGGTATATCAAACTTTCGTTGAAATTCAATTTATTCCTACCGCTACTTTATAAAAAAATATCAACACATTGACACAAAATAGGCTATTATAAAACAATAACATAAACTTGACGCATCTCACCCATCGTGACACATGTGCCGGCACAAGCACACTTCGACACGCTTTTAGCCATTTTTCGACTCTATGTACTGTGATTTCTCGCTGTCATGATTTTGACATAAATAATTAATACCCTAAAATTAACGCATCTCTCGATGGTTTTTTTGACACCTACTTAGCTCACTTTTTATAGTAATAATTATTTAGGTTCAGACTAATATATTAAACTTGTTTATGGTTTTTTGGTTTTTGTGTCGAAGTTTTGGTTTTTTGCAAGCATTTTTAAACATGCTTGGCACGTGACACATACTTGTAACACACTAACTTTTTCGGGTTATTTTGTAGCTCTTTTTGTGGTTATTTTGTTTTAATTATTACTTTTTAATTGGTAAAGATTACATGGTACAAAATAAAAATGATTATAGTAATGATTTTATTTTACTTTATATAAAATAAGCGTATATTGAGAGAATAGAAAGCAAGCGGGTTGCTTTCATGAAACAAAAAGGAAAAATTTTTATGTCAAATCAAGAACAATTAATTCTTATCGCTAAAATGAAAGCTATCTTAGAAAGTTTTGGGAGCCAAGAAGCGTTTAATCGAGAATTAGAGGATTACTCGGATTCATTCATGGAATTAAGAGATATTCAGCATGAACTTGGCTACTTTGACGATCAGTATAGTAATATTCAAGTTGAAGACATTACAGACGACTATGATTACTTGATGCAAGTCCAGCCTGAATTAGATGACGAATTAAAGTAATATTAATAGGAGAGAATTTATGAGTTACGTATTTGAACAAGCAGTTTTCCAGAGTGGCGGAAAAACTAGTGACGGGACATTAATGATATCGGGAAAGACTTTAATGATTAGGCAATGCTTTGAAAGACACAATTGGGAAGATATAGTTTTTTCAAACTTAAGAGCTTTTTGTGTTTTTCTAGAAACTAATTACTATAAAGACGGTCGGAAAGTGTTCTTCAAAGAGCAATCGGGTAGTGTAAACTTTTTAGCTTATTCAAGTAGTCCACATAAGGGATATAAAAGCGAGATCTTTTTAATTGGCATTTTCAGGAGAGTATCATGATTTATTTTTTATTAGCATTATCAATTACAAGTATGGTGGTCACTATCATCATAATAAGAAATGAAAGTATAAGGGGGATAAAATGAAGAATTATTTAAAAGAGATTAAATTGGTTTCAACTTGCTACGACATGGGATTTTTCAGTGTGCAATTCACGCAAAAAAAAGATCACTATAGCATACAATTTTGTCTAGAAGAGGCTGTGCGCCAGTCTTCAGATATGAAAGATGAGACAAGGTATGTTAAAAAAGTTATCGATAATGGTGGTTATGATGACGGAATATGTGGCGATATAAACTACAAAGCATTTAAAAAATTTGGCAAAGATTTTTGCTTGAACCTTCTAAATAAAGAGCTTAGAAAGCACAGGATAAATTAAAATGAAATCACTAGAAATTGTTCAAGGCTACATTTTATGTAGTGAGGGTGACGATTATGGCGATAGTATTTTTGAAAAGTTTGGAAGGGAAGTACATACTGAATTTATCAAATTAATAAGCCGTGATGAATTAATAAGTTTCGCAAAGAAGTATCCAATCAACCACATTTACCATCATTGTCTAATGTCTATTGAAGAAGAGGGGGTTTAAAAATGAAAGTATTAACATTTGAAGGTGCTGGAATGAATTTTGAACCTAATGAAAAAAGCGACGTCGGGAATCATAGAATAAGAAGCACGTTTTTAGATAAAACTGGTAAGGCTATTTATTTAGAAATTGGCTTTCATGAAGTTCATCAGGGGTCAATACCGTTTTATAAGGAGAGATTTATAGCGCCTTGGCATATATCGCACGTTTTTTACACGAAAGACTCTGA